CTCTCGAAATATATATAGCGACTTCGGTCTGTTTTGCGACGAGATAAACGGAGATGGACAAAGACAATTACATTTACGCCTACTACCAGAAGATCAAGGACGGCTCCATCGTGGTGGGCTCCTGGGTGCGCAAGGTCTACGCCTACATCCTCCAAGGTCTGGAGGATAAGGCGTTTTTCTATGACCAGAAGAAGGCCAACGCCGCTATCGAGTGGATAGAGACCCATGCCTTCCACACGGAGGGCCCTTTGGCCCCTGGGCCTTTTATTCTGGAGCTCTGGCAGAAGGCCTTCCTGTCCTGTGTCTTCGGTATCGTCGATTCTGCCGGCCTTCGGCAGTTCCGGGAGATCGTGCTGATCGTGGGCCGCAAAAACGGCAAATCCATCTTCGCTTCGGCCATCGCCAAGTATAACTGGATGGTCGATGGCGGCTATGGCGCAAAGGTCTACACCCTCGCCCCGAAGCTGGATCAGGCCGACATCATCTACAACAACATCTGGCAGATCACCATTCTTGATCCTGAGTGGCAGGAGCGTAAGGAGAATCTCGCCGCGGCGAAAAAGCGCAAGGAGTACAACGACGACCCCGAGCTGGCCAGGCACCGGATGACGGACCTTTATCTCCCTGTCAACAACGGCACCGTGAAGAAGATTGCCTTCTCGGCAAAGAAAAGCGACGGCTTCAACCCTTCCCTGTGTATATGTGATGAGATCGCCGCCTGGGAGGGCGACAAGGGCCTCAAACAGTACGAGGTCATGAAGTCCGGCATGGGCGCCCGGCCGGAGGCGCTGCTGCTGTCCTGCTCCACTTCCGGCTATGTCAACGACTCGATCTATGACGAGCTCATGAAGCGCTCCACGCGCTTTTTGCTGGGCGACAGCAAGGAGAAGAAGCTGTTGCCTTTTTTGTACATGATCGACGATGTGGACAAGTGGAACGACATCAACGAGCTGCGCAAAAGCAACCCCAACCTGGGCGTCTCCGTCTCCGTGGACTTCATGCTGGAGGAGATCGCTATCGCCGAGGGCTCGCTGTCGAAAAAAGCCGAGTTCCTCACGAAATACTGCAACATCAAGCAAAACTCCTCCCTCGCGTGGCTGTCCGCTCAGGTGGTCGGGCGAGCCTGCGGCCCTGCCCTATCCCTTGACGACTTCCGCGAGACCTACTGCGTGGGCGGCATCGACCTGTCGCAAACCCGCGACCTGACGGCCTGCCTGGCCGTGATCGAGCGCGCCGGCGAGCTGTACGTTTTCGCCCACTTTTTCCTCCCATCAGAGAAGATCGACGAGGCGACCCAGCGGGACGGCATCCCATACAACATCTACATCCAGCGCGGGCTTCTGACGCCCAGCGGGGATAACTTCGTGGATTATCACGACTGCCTTGACTGGTTCAAGCGCCTGGTGGAGGAGTATCAGATCTTCCCGCTGCAGGTCGGCTATGACCGGTACTGTGCGCAGTATCTGATCAAGGACATGGAGGCCTACGGTTTCCATTGCGATGACGTCTTCCAGGGCGAAAACCTCTATGGCGTCATCCAAGAGACACAAGGTCTGCTGGAGGACGGGAAGATCCACATCGGCGACAACGACCTGCTTAAGATCCATCTGCTCAACAGCGCCATCAAAATGAGCACCGAGCGCGGGCGCGGCAAGCTGGTAAAGGTGACACCGGCCGTGCACATCGACGGTGCGGCGGCGCTGCTGGACGCCATGACGGTGCGCCAGAAGCACTATGCAGACATAGGAGAACAGCTAAAGAATTGAGGTGAGAGAAATGGGACTTTTTGACAAACTGTTCGGCAATCGCCCGAAGCCGCGTGGTGAGTTCGAGGGCACCTTCAAGATGCTGAACGGTTATACACCGCGCTTCACCTCGTTCTCCGGCGGTCTGTATGAATCTGAGCTTGTGCGCAGCGCCATCGAGATCCGGGCGACGCATAACTCAAAGCTGAAGGTCGAGACCCAGGGCGCAGCCCGTCCGGCGCTGCAGTCGAAACTAAAACATGGCCCGAACGCATTCCAGACGTGGAGCCAGTTTTTGAGGCGGCTCTCCACGCTGCTGGATGTGCACAACACCGCTTTTATCACGCCGATCTGGGATGAATACGGGCAGCCCTCCGGCATCTATGCTCCACTCCCCAACCGGTGCGAGCTGGTGCAGTATAACGACGTGCCCTATATTCGGTATGAGTTTGGATGGGGAGAGCGCGCGGCGGTGGAGCTGGAATACTGCGGCATTATGACGCGGTATCAGTATAAAAATGACCTGTTCGGCGAATCCAACCACGCACTGCTGCCGACCATGGATCTGATCCACATCCAGAATCAAGGCATCCAGGAGGGCGTAAAGAGCGCGGCCACCTATCGCTTCATGGCGCAGCTGTCCAACTTCTCCAAGGCCGAGGACCTCAAAAAGGAGCGCCTGCGCTTCACGGAGGAGAATTTTGCCCGGGAATCCAAGGGCGGCGGCCTGCTGCTGTTTCCAAATACATACACCAACATCAAACAGGTGGACGTCAAGCCCTGGGTGGTGGACGCGGATCAGGCCAAGGCCATCCGCGAAAACGTGTTCTATTACTTCGGCGTCAACGAGGACATCCTGACAAACAAGGCTTACGGCGACGCCTGGGCAGCCTTCTATGAGGGTGCCATCGAGCCCTTCGCCATCCAGCTGTCCGAGGTGATGACCAAGATGCTTTTCACCCTTCGGGAGCAGTCCCAGGGCAACAAGGTCACGATCACCGCGAACCGCATCCAGTACATGAGCAACGCCGACAAGCTGGCAGTGACGCAAGGTTTCGCGGACCGCGGCATGGCGACCATCGACGAACTGCGGGAGATCTGGAACCTTCCCCCGCTCCCCAACGGCCTCGGGCAGAAAATCCCGATCCGGGGCGAATACTACGACCTGGGCGAGAATGAGCCCATCACGCCTGTGAATGGAGGGACACCAAATGAGCCTTAAAACCATCATGCAAAAGCTGGAGGAGGGGCGACAGTATCGAAATATCGACGTCTCCCGGTTCGAGCATCGCGCCGAGGGCGACGGTGAGAAGATCGTCGAAGGCTATGCCACCGTATTCAACCAGCCTTATGACCTCTACCGCGAAGCCTATGGCGGATATGTCTACATTGTCCGCGAGCAGATCGACGCCGGGGCCTTCAACGAGGCCGACATGGGCGATGTCATCATGCAGTACGACCATGAGGGCCGTGTGTTCGCCAGGACTTCCAACGACACCCTGGAGGTCAAGCCGGACTCCACCGGCCTGCGCATCCGCGCCATGCTGGGAGGTACGGAGCTGGGCCGCCAGGTGTATGACGAGATCGACGGTGGATATACCACCAAGATGTCTTTTGGTTTCCGAGTCAACAAGGACAAGCGCGACCGCACCGAGGAGTATGACGACGAGACCGGCATCACCACCATCAACATCCTGCGCACCATCACCAGCATTTCCAAATTGTATGATGTCAGCGCCGTGAGCCTTCCGGCAAACGACGCGACTTCAATATCTGCCCGCTCTTTCGCCGACGGAGTGATCGACGAGATCAAGCAGGAGGTGCTTGCCCGCGAGAAGCGGGAACGGCAGAAAAAAGCCATCCGCATACTCTGCGAACTCTGACGACCACTACAGAAAGAGGTAAAACCATCATGAAGAAGATCATCGAAATGACCGTCGCTGAACTCGAAGCCCGCAAGGCCGAGATCAACACCGAGATCGACCAGGACGGCGCCGATCTGGACGCCCTCCAGGCCGAGGCCCGCTCCATCAACGAGGAGCTGGAGAAGCGCAGGGCCGACGCTGCCAAGCGCGAGGAAATCCGCAAGACCGTCGCCAATTCCAATGTTACCGGCATTTCTCCCGCCGGCGAGACCAAGGCGCCCACTCTGGACGAGACCCGCTCCAGCAAGGAGTACATTAACGCCTATGCCAACTACATCAAGACCGGCGACGACAAGGAGTGCCGCGCCATCCTGACCGAGACCAACCCGGGCAGCGTGGTAGGCAGCGGCCCCGTGCCGGTGCCTGTGCTGGTGGATGAGATCGTGCGCACCGCCTGGGACAACGACGAGATCCTGTCCCGCGTCCGCAAGACCTATTTCCGTGGCAATCTGAAGGTTGCCTTCGAGCGCTCCGCCGATCCGGCTGTGGTGCATACTGAGGGTACTTCCGCGCCGAGTGAAGAGTCCCTGATCCTGGGCATCGTGACCATGATCCCCAAGAACATCAAGAAGTGGATTCGCATCACCGACGAGGCCGTCGCGATGGGCGGTGAAACCTTCCTGCGCTATGTCTATGATGAGCTGACCTATCAGATCATCCGCAAGCTGTCCGCCGACGTGGTGGGCGACATTGCCGGCGCGAGCACTTCCCATTCTGGCAGCGCGGTGGGCATCCCGAAGTCCAGTGTGGCTCCCAGCGTGACCGCTGTGGCCACCGCGATGGGCAATCTGTCCGATGAAGCGCGCAATCCCGTCATCATCATGAACCGTCTGACCCATGCCGAGTTTTACGCTGCCTACGCGGCTGCCAACTTCGCCATCGATCCCTTCATGGGTCTCAAGGTGCTGTATAGCAACGCGCTGCCGGCCTATTCCACCGCAAGCGCTTCCGATGTGTACGCCATCGTGGGCGACCTGTCCGGCGAGCAGGTCAACTATCCCGAGGGCGAGGGCGTCGTCATTAAGTGGGACGACCTGTCCGAGGCTGAGGCCGACCTGGTCAAGGTCGTGGGCCGTCAGTATGCCGCCCATGCTGTCACCGCTCCCGGCCGCTTCGTGAACATGACCAAGCCCGCTGATCCGGTGACCACCTGATGAAGGTCACGCTGCTGAGGGATGTAAGGATTTTGCACAAGGCAGGAGAGACCGTCGAGGTCTCCCCTGCCGAGTATAACTTCCTGATTGCGACTAAGTCGGCCAGGCCTGCGGCGGCGCAGGAACCGAAGCCGACAAAGAAAAGGAAATCATGAAAAAGCTGCTGATCGGTGTCCCCACGCTGGACTACATGAACGTCGAATTTGTCCGCAGCCTGACGGCGCTCCTGATGCGCTTGAAAGACGACGGTGTGAACTTTGACCTTGACATTGAGTCCGGCACGCTGGTGTATATCGCCAGGGAACGCATCGCCAACAAGGCCATCAACGAGGAATACAGTCATGTGCTGTGGCTGGATGCGGACATGGTATTCGGTCCTGACTTGCTGGATGATCTGATGTTCAGTGGCAAAGCGTTCGTGTCCGGCGTATACCACGCCAGGCGTAAGGGTTATGCCAGCTGCATCTTCAAGGGCATTAATGTGGGCGAAGTGGAGCACTTCAAGGAATACCCGAAGGAGACATTCGAGATCGCCGGCTGTGGCTTCGGCTGTGTGCTGATCGAAACGGAAATCATTCGGGCAGTGAAACGCACCTATGGGACATGCTTCACCCCCATCAAGAACTACGGAGAGGACCTTGCGTTCTGCAAGCGATGCAGGGATATTGGATACTCGCTGTGGTGTGAGCCTTCGGTGGTGTGCGGACATATCGGTCATATCACCATATATCCCGAGGATCATGAGCAGTGGAAGAAAACGATCAGCAATATCAACGAAGTATGAGAGGAGGCGCGCGCATGAGCTGCGGAACTATTTCGGCGGGTGATCTGCTCAACGACGTCAAGCTGGCGCTGAGGATCAAGACAGACGCCTATAACAGCGAGATCCTGCGCCTCATCGACTCCGGTCTGCAGGACATGGGTGTCGCGGGCGTCGTGGTGCAGGAGACTGACTCGATCGTGACGACAGCGGTCATCACCTACTGCAGGATGCACTTCGGGCAGCCGGACGAGTACGACCGGCTGAAGCGCAGCTACGACGAGCAGAAGGCGCAGCTTGCCACCTGCACCGGCTACACCGACTGGGGTGATGGGATTGGATAGGTCTGAGATCATCACCCTGGTGGGCCGCTCCCGGGAGAAAGACGCCAAGGGCGTATACCGCGAGGTCGGCGAGCCCACCCTGCGCGAGGTGTTCTGCCAGGTGGACAGCGTGACGCGGCAAGAGTTCTTCGCCGGCGGCGAGCATGGCCTCCGGCCTGAGTACCGGTTCACCGTGTTTTTCGACGACTATGAGGGCGAGGATGAGCTCATCTACAACGGCGTGCATTATGCCATCTACCGGCAGTATCACGCGCGGACGGATGCCCTTGAGCTCTACGCCGAGCGGAAGGTGGGCGTCCATGGCACGTAAGACAGTCATCGACAAGCTGGCGGAGGACATCGGCAAGATACTCGACGAGTATCAGGACGACATCAAGGGCAACGTCGCCGAGATCGTTACCCAGTCCGCGAAAAAGGGCGCGCAGGCGCTGCGCAGGGCCTCCAAGCAGGCCACCACGACGCACACCGGCGACTATGCCAAGGGCTGGACGTCACAGGTCTACAAGGAGCGCCTGGGCACCTCCGCGGTGATCTATAACAATCACCCAGGCCTTCCCCACCTGCTGGAGCACGGCCATGTCACTCGAAACGGCACCGGCCGCACCTATCCGCCTACGCCGGCGCGCGAGCACATCGCGCCCATCGCCGACCAGATCGTTGAGACCTTCACCCGGGAGGTGACCAGCAAGCTATGACGTATGAGGATGTCGATTCCATGATCGCGTCCGTGGGCTTGCCCAGTGCCTACAACTGTTTCAAAAAGGGCGACAAAAATCGCCCAGATGGTCCGCCCTTCATCGCATTCTTGTACCCGCAAAACAACGACTTTGCGGCGGACGACCACAACTATATCCACGTCGAGCAGCTCCAGATCGAGCTCTACACCGACAACAAGGACTTCGACCACGAAACGGCTATCGAGGACGTGCTGAACGCCAACGATCTGCCGTTCGACAAGGACTGCACATGGCTCGAGGATGAGCGCATGTACATGACGACCTACACAACGGAGGTATGTATAAATGGCACTCGGAGCGAATGAGAACAAAGTCAAATTCGGTCTCAAGCGCGTGGCCTTCGCCATCGCCACCATCGCCGAGGACGGCAGCGCCACCTATGGCGACCCGGTAACCTTCCCGGGCGCGCGCAGCCTGTCTATGGAACCGCAGGGCACCGGCGAGCCCTGGTACGCCGATGACGGCGTATATTACTACTCCACCGCCCCCGCGTCCCGTCAGGGCGACCTCGAGATGGCGCGCCTGATCGACGCCTTCAAGAGGCAGGTCCTCGGCTATGTCCAGGATAGCAAGGGCCTGCTGGTGGAGGACATGAACCCCGCCGAGGTGCATTTCGCGCTCATGTTTGAAACCATGAACGACAAGAAGCCCAGGCGCTACGTGCTTTACAACTGCGTGGCCACCGCGCCCACCGTGGGCAGCACCACTAACGAGGGCTCCAAGGAGCCCCAGACGGAGACCAGCTCCATCATGTCCACCGGCATCTTCGTGTCCGGCTTCCAGGGCGGCAAGTGGTTCGACTACGCGGAGACCACCCCGGAGACCGACGCCACCGCCTTCAGCAACTGGTTCACGGCCGTCCAGCTGCCCACCCCGCCTTCCACCACGTAAGGAGCACACATGGCAAGCAAGAAGATCAAGATCGGCGACCGCGAGGTCGAGATGCTGGCGATGTCCAGCTGCAATTTCTACTATCGCCGCCTCTTCGGCGAGGACCCCTTCGAGCTGCAGGCCCAGGCGTCCTCCCGTGAGGGCGGCGCCGCCATGGGCATCACCTTCGCGATGCAGATGGGCTTTGTGATGAAAAAGGCCGCCGAGGCACACGGTGACCGGACCATCATGAACGCCCTGACGCTGGACGAGTATCTGGACTGGATCGACCAGTTCAACACCTTTGATTTCGCCGAGCCCTCCGGCCCTATCATCGAGCTCTACGCGACCCAGAACAAGTCGCGCTCCCTCGAAAAAAAAGAGGGCGGCGAACCGAGCGCCAGTTAAATACCTCGGTGTTCATCCTCCGCGCACTCCAGGTCGGGCTCAAGCTGTCCGACCTGGATTTTTTGGAGACCGGCGAGGTCATTGACATCCTGATTGAGCGCGGGAATGATGATTTCGATTATCCATTACTCCCGGAGGACAACGAATCCCCGTTCTAAGGTGGTGAGACTATGGCAAGCAAGAGGATACAGGGTATCACGATCGAGATCGGCGGCGATACCACAAAGCTGCAGACCGCGCTCAAAAACGTGGACAAGGAGCTGTCCAAGACTCAGGGCAATTTGAAGGACATCAACAAATTGTTGAAGTTCAGCCCCGGCAACACCGAGTTGCTGGTCCAAAAGCAGAAGAATCTGCAGGAGTCCATCAAGGCCACCGAGGAGCGGCTCAAGACCCTCAAGTCCACCCAGACGGACTCGCTGTCTCCGGACGAGTACGATGCCCTCCAGCGGGAGATCATCGATACCGAGCACACCCTTGAGGGCCTGCAGGATGAATACAGGGCCTTCGGCTCCGTCGCCCAGCAGAAGATCGCGGCGGTCGGCCAGGCCATGCAGGAGGTCGGCGGCAAGATCTCCGGCGTGGGCCAGCGGATGCAGGAGATCGGCAGCGTGGTCCCGGGCAAGCTCAAGGAGATCGGCAGCGCCATCAACGAGCACGTTTTGCAGCCCATGCTCCAGGTGGCCAAGGTCGTGGGCGCTGCGGGCTTCGCCGCCGGCACGGCACTGACCAAGGGCGCGGTGGACGCGGCAGCGGAGTATGAGCAGCTGGTCGGCGGCGTGGAGACGCTGTTCAAGGACAGCAGCGCCACCGTCATCAAGAACGCCAAGAGTGCCTACAAGACCAGCGGCAAGAGCGCCAACGATTACATGAAGACCGTCACGGCCTTCTCTGCCTCCCTGCTGCAGTCTTTGGAGGGCAACACCCAGAGGTCCGCGAAGATGGCGGACATGGCCATCCGGGACATGAGCGACAATGCCAACAAGTTCGGCACCGACATGGCCAGCGTGGAGGCGGCGTACCAAGGCTTCGCCAAACAGCAGTACACCCTTCTCGATAATCTGAAACTGGGCTATGGCGGCACCAAGGCCGAGATGGAGCGCCTGATCCGGGACGCCGAACGCCTGGACAACTCATTCCAGGTCACCCACAAGACTGTGAAAAAGGGTAAAGAGGTCAACGACGAGCTGGCCTACTCATATGCCGACATCATCAACGCCATCCACATCGTGCAGGAGAACATGGGTGTCACCGGCACCACCGCCGCCGAGGCCTCCAAGACCATCGAGGGCTCCATGGCGGCAGCCAAGGCCGCATGGTCCAACCTCCTGACCGCCATCGGCACCGGCGACGACGTCAAGGGCGCCACCAAGACCATGCTGCAGGCGGCGGCAACGTACCTGAAGGACAACCTGTTCCCCACCATCCAGACGTCTCTGAGCGGCATCAGCCAGGTCTTTGACTACGTACTGGATCGCGTGATCTTCTATTTGCCTCAAATCGTCGCAAAAGTCACCGAGTGGCTGGCAAAGATCCCGGAGTGGGTAGATGAGCACATTGTCTCCAAGCTGCCGTGGCTGTTCGAGTCTCTCTATAACACCGTTTCCCAAACCCTTTGGGACATCTCCGATTCCATCGCGGAGTGGCTGGGCGACGGCAGCACCACCAGTGAGATCTTCACGGGGCTGAAAACGTCCCTTGATAACGTCATCAACGCGGTGAAGGACATCGGCGGCGCACTGCTCAGGCTTTGGAACAATACGCTGAAGCCCTATCTGCAGGGCAAGCTCAAAACCTTCATCACATCGACTTTGCCGAAGCTGACGGACACCCTCGGGAAAATCGCGGACAAGGTCTCCGGCCTGATCGACTGGTTTGATCAGCTCGACCCGGACGTCAAAAACCTCATCCTCGACGTCGGCCTGGCCATCGTGGCGGGCAGTCTCGCGGTGTCCAGCATCGGCAAGGTGATCTCCAAGGGCGGCGAGTGGATCACCAACATCGGCTCGATTATCGAAAAGATCTCCGGCGCGGGCGGATTGATCGGCATCGTTAAGAGCCTGATCAGCACTTTGACCGGCCCGTTCGGGCTCGTTCTTGCCATCGGCGCTGTCGCCGCGCTGGCGATAACTCATTGGGACGAGATCAAAAAGCTGTGGAATGACGGTGTGCAATGGATCAAGCAAAAGGTCGATTGGCTCAAGGACGTCATCCCGAACGCATGGAAAAGCCTGTGGAACAAACTGCCTGACCCGGTGAAAAAAGCAGCCTCAGCAATAAAGAGCGCTTTGAGCGGTGTGATCAAAAAGATCGGCGAAGCACTGAACAAGCTGGACAATTTCATTAGGAAGAATCAGCAGACCAGTGATACAGTGCCGTCGAGGGCGAGAACCAGCACATCGAACGGGTATTATAACGATTACGGCGAGTTTGTATGGTACGCCAATGCCTATAAGGACCCTGTCGTCTTCACCCAGCCTACTGTCCTGCAGACGCCATCCGGCCCCAAGGGCTTCGGCGACGGTGCCGGCGCAGAGGTCGTCCTCTCCATGTCCAAGCTGAAGGAGCTGGTCGGCAGCGGCGCGGGCACCACCAACATGAGCATCACCATCAACGCCCAGCCCGGCCAGTCCGCCGAGGACATCGCCGCAGCGGTGAAGCGGGTGTTTGTGCGGGAGATGCAGCAAAGGAGCGCGGCGTATGTATCATAGACTGTGTATGGACGGCGCATGGAGCGATGATTTCGGCATGTATATCAACGGCGTGGACACCTTCGGCGCGGGTGCGCGGGAGGTGTCCACCCTCCAGATTCCGGGCCGCAACGGCGACCTGATCGTCAAGGCCGACCGCTTGCAGAACTACGATTTGACCTACTCCTGCTTCATCGTCCGCAATTTCGACGCCAACATCGCCGCGCTGCGGGCTTTCCTGTTGTCGCGAACCTCCTATTTCATACTGAATGATACATATCACCCGGATGAATACCGCCGGGCGTTTTACCGCGGGCCTTTCACGCCGGCGGTGACGCAGCGGCTCAATGCCGCCAAATTCGATCTGGTCTTCAACGTGAAGCCTCAGCGCTTTCTCAATTCCGGTAACACCCGCGTCACGATCTCTGACGGCTATCAGCTGCGCAACCCTACCGACTTCCCTGCGCGGCCGCTGGTCCGGCTCGAGGGCAATGGCACCTTCCAGATCAACGGCGGCAGCGTCCTGACGGTCGCCGGCAATACCGGCACGATCTATCTGGATTGCGATACCATGAACGCATACAGCGGTTATACCAACAAAAACCGGCTTGTGTCATCCAGTGATAACGACTGGCCGGTGCTCAACTCGGCCACAAATACCATCCACATTACGGGCTTTACTGCGGCCTATATCACGCCGAGGTGGTGGACGATATGATCCCGATTCTGTACGAAAACACCGAGACGGCCTTCACCTCCAACGGTATCTGTCGCCTGCCGGACTGCGGCATGTGCCTTGTCACCGAGGAGCGCAACGGCGTCTACGAGCTCAACTTCACCTACCCCATCAACGGCGAGAACTATTCGCAGATCCGGGAGGGCCGCATCATCTTCGCCACCCACGACGAGACCGGGCGCGGCCAGCCCTTTGACATCTACGCCCGCACCGAGCCCATCGACGGCGTGGTGTCCTTTTTCGCGCACCATGTCAGCTACCGGCTGGGGCGCGTGATCCTGTCCCCCTTCACGGCGACGACACCCGCGGAGGTTTTCGCCAACATCCCCAGCCACACCTACAACGGTATCGGCCCGTTTACTTTTTGGACAGATCGCGGAGGGTCGGGCACTTTCAAGGTCACCGTCCCGAAGCCGTGCAAGGAGGCGCTGGGCGGCAGCCAGGGCAGCGTCCTGGATGTCTTTGGCACCGCGGAATACGAGTGGGACCGCTTTGTGGTCAAGCTGCACCAGAACCGCGGCACGGACACCGGCGTCACCATCCGCTATGGCATCAACATGACCGGCTATAACCGGGATCTGGACTATCTCAACACCTATGGCGCGGTGGTGCCCTACTGGGCCAACGCCGAGAGCGGCGCGATGGTCACTCCCGGCGTCGTGTACGCGGATGGGTACAGCGCCTCCAACACCACGCCGGTGGTCATGGACCTGTCAGCGGAGTTTGACACGCAGCCCACCGAGGCCCAGGTCGAGACGCGGGCGCGCCAGAAGATGGCCAACAACCGGCCGTGGCTCCCCAAGGACAACATCGAGGTCAGCTTCGTGCAGCTTTGGCAGACCGAGGAGTATGAGTATCTCGCCCCGCTGGAGCGCCTGCGGCTGTGCGACCGCGTGAATGTGGTCTATGGCCCGGGCAACGTCGTGATGAACGGCGTGCAAATCATCAAGACCGTGTGGGACGTGCTGCTGGACCGCTATGACAGCATGGAGCTGGGCAGTGCGCGGACGTCCTTCGAGCAGATGCTGATGGCGGACATCACCGACGCGGTGCTCGATGGGGTGCCGACCAAGTCCTATCTGGACGCTGCCATCGAGGCCGCCACCGACGCGCTGGTCCGGGGCGGCTATGGCAGCTACCTCGTATTCAACACCGACGCCAACGGCAATCCCAACGAGATCCTGATCATGGACAACCCGGACGTGGCGCAGGCCGTCAACGTATGGCGCTGGAACAGTGGCGGGCTGGGATTTTCTAACAACGGCTACAACGGCCCGTACACCACCGCCATCACCTATGACGGCAAGATCGTCGCGGACTTCATCACCGCGGGGACGCTCAATGCCAACTATATCAGCGGCGGCACCCTCAAGCTGGGCGGCGCCGGGTCGGGGTATGGGGCGCTGATGGTCGTGGACGAAAACGATGACCGCATCGGCGTCTGGAACAACACCGGGCTCCATCTGTCCAAAGGCTCCATCAATCTGGGCAATGGTGTCTTTACCGTCACGTCTGGCGGCGCGATGAGCTGCACCGGCGCGACGATCAACGGGGGAAAGATCGAAACCACTGGAGCTAACAACACCAAGACACTCACCATAGAGGACGGAGCAATCACCGGGCTGCATGGTCAGGTGATAGATATGCGGGCTGGTATTATAGCGCCGAAGGCTATTTATATGGAGGCCACCGAGTTTGTGCTGCATATAGGCTCGCTTTATGTATCCCGAGGAGTGAACTATAACCTTGAACAGGCGGCGAATGTGGTCTTATACCTGAGAGACGAAAATCCATCCACCGGAAGTCGAATTGTAAAAGCCGAGTTTACCAATGGGATATTGACAAACGCAGTGTACCAATAATAGCCGTCAGGAGGTAAAAACCATGCCGCTCAGAGCAAATGAAAACAAGGTCAAATTCGGCCTTAAAAGGGTCGCCTTCGCCATCGCCACCATCGCGCCTGATGGCAGCGCCACCTATGACACGCCCATCACCTTCCCCGGCGCCCGTGCTCTGTCCATGGAGCCCCAGGGCACCGGGGAGGCGTGGTATTCGGACGATGGCGTGTATTATTACAACACGGCGCCGTCCGCCCGCCAGGGCGACCTTGAGATGGCGCGGATGATCGACAGTTTCAAGGAGCACGTCCTCGGCTATGTCCAGGACACCAACGGCCTGATGCTGGAGGACATGAACCCGGTGACGGTGCACTTTGCGCTGCTCTTCGAGACAATGAACGACAAGCGCCCCCGGCGCTACGTCATGTACAACTGCGTGGCGACGGCCTCCACCGTGGGATCGAACACCAACGAGGGCTCGAAGGAGCCCCAGACCGAGACCACGACCATCAACTCCATGGGCATCTATGTGGCGTCTCATGGCAAATGGTTCGATCACGCGGAGACCACGCCGCGCACGGACCCGGAGGCCTACGCCAACTGGTTCAACGCCGTGCAGCTGCCCGCACCTCCCGCTGATCCGTATCCGATCAAGACCAAGAGCGGCCCGGTGGTCAACATCACGGACGGAGCACCATTGCCAATCGCTTCGCTTATCGCTAATGTTGAGCCTGTGCAATCCGGAAGCGGCGCCCCAGCCCCGGACAACGTGCGTGCCATCAGCGGGTGGACGGGAGCGAATGTGAGCGGGACTGGGAAAAACCTTGCAAACTTGTCAAACGATAATCTCGGAAGCAACCAAACTTCCACGTTTCAATATGAAAATGGCGGCGTTGTTGTTACTGCGACTGGTAGATATGCACGGGCTGGCTGGCTTATCCCGGTGGTTAAGGGAATGACTTATACCATCTCATATGATGTGGTTGCGAGCGATAGTGACGGAATGAACAATAAGGTATTCTACGGGTCAAAGGACGGCGTTTGGTACGCATCAGCAGAAGGTTATATTGCACAAACTGACTTCACCACGACTAAAACCGCAAAAACATATACGTTCACCGCATCGTCAGACACTCTATTCTTTGGCGTGTATGTGACGTCATTGGCAACAACAGGCTCAGCTACCGTAACAAATCTTCAGGTAGAGCCAAATTCAACTGCCACACCCTACAAACCCTACGCTGGCCAGACCTACGACATCACCTTCCCCGCCGAGGCTGGCACGGTATATGGTGGTACGCTGGATGTGACCAATGGGGTGCTGACGGTGGACAGGGCGATGGTTACGATTGATGAGAATACAGCCATAAGTATTTCAACCAGTAGCCATCGTGCGTATACGAATAGCGCTGTTGGAAAGCCTGTTTCTGGAAATGCTGTAGTTTCAGACACATTAATAAGTGATTATTTGCCAACAGTGTCCGTTAATGCAATATACATATCAAATACAACGGGCGTGGCAATATCAAACACGGGGACTCTGAATTTTAATATTCCCGGAGTAACGAATGGTGATAGTTTTACGGTCAACGATGTCAAGACTTATCTCGCCAGCCACAATCTTCATGTCGTATGCGGCATAGAAGCTGTCACCTACCAACTCACTCCGTTGGAAGTCCTGACCCTGCATGGCGACAACATCATCTTTGCCGACTGCGGGGACGTGACCGTGCAGTATCACTCCGACCCAGACCTTGACTTTGAATAGGAGGCCGACCATGAGCAATATCATCGAAGCTGCGTTTTGCGAGGCGAAAAACATCAAAACCGAACCCGTCTGGCGCATCGACCGGGGGATGCAGTTGCGCATCACCGGCCTCGACCTCCCGGACTACTATCAGGTGCATTTCGCCAACCAGCCCGTGCAGGGTGAAGCCATCCCTGTGTTGGCATCCTCTGATGTCGTGGACATCCCTGACCAGTATTTTCAGTCTGGTCAGGACATCTACGCATGGATTTACCTGACCCCTGCTGACGGTGTGGGCTATACCATCCGCCGAGTGACCATCCCCGTCAAGGCGCGGCCTGACATCTCCGATGCCGAACCTACCCCTGCGCAAGAGAGCATCATCGATAGCGCCATTGCCGCGCTCAACGAGAATGTGGGTCTGGCTGAATCTTCCGCCCAGACCGCGCAGGAGGCGGCGACCCGCGCCGAGACTGCGGCGTCCAACATCGAGAGCGTCACCGAACGTGCAGAAGCGGCGGCAGAGGCGGCTGAGGAAGTTGCTGACCACATCGACGGCTATACTGCCCGTGCTGAAGCGGCGGCTGTGAGCGCCCAGAGCGATGCCCAGAGCGCGTCCACGTCCGCATCCTCCGCTTCTACCGACGCGACAACCGCAAGTCAGGCGGCTACGCAGGCGGCATCCTCCGCGTCCTCCGCGTCGCAGAGCGCGTCTGCCGCTTCGGGGTCTGCGTCCTCCGCGTCCAGTTCTGCGTCATCCGCCTCTGCAAGCGCGACCTCCGCGCAGAGCGCCCAGACCGCTGCTGAGAGCGCTGCTGATAGGGCTGAGACCGCTGTGTCCCAGCTTGTCGATATAAGTGCCACCGCCACCACCCTCGCCCCCGGGAGCGCCGCCACAGCGTCCTATGACAACGGTGTCATCACGCTGGGCATCCCCCAGGGCGCGAAGGGCGACACGGGTGCTACTGGCCCCGCTGGCCCTGCTGGCAGTCAGGGACCGAAAGGTGATAAAGGCGATACGGGCGATACCGGCCCTGCGGGTCCTGCGGGTCCTGCCGGCAGCCAAGGCCCTGCTGGTGTGGGTGTCCCGACTGGCGGCACGGCGGGTCAGGTACTCGCCAAAAAGACCGGCGCGAACTACGACACCGAGTGGGTGGACCAGTCTGGCGGCGGCGGTGGAACGTCCGATTACACCGACTTGACCAACAAGCCCAGCATCAACGGCGTTACGCTGACAGGCAACAAATCCCTGTCCGATCTGGGCGCAGCGTCCGAATCCGCCGTCGCCGCGAAGTACACCAAACCGTCCACCGGCATCCCTGCAAGCGACCTTGCCAGCGCGGTTCAGACCAGTCTCGGCAAGGCCGACACCGCCCTCCAGAGCGCCCCTGTGACCTCTGTCAACAGCAAGACCGGCGCGGTGACGCTGACTGCATCTGATGTCGGTGCAGGGACGTACAGCAAGCCCTCCGGCGGTATCCCGAAGTCTGACCTTGCCTCCGCTGTCCAGACCTCGCTGGGCAAGGCGGACACGGCTCTCCAGTCTGCGCCCGTGACGAGCGTAAACGGCTCTACCGGCGCTGTGGTGCTGTCCATCCCGTCCACCGCCGCTGATGTCGGTGCAATCGCCGCACCCTCATCTCCTGCGACAGGGGCGTTTCTGGTGTGGTCTGGGAGCGCATGGACAGCACAGACTTTAGCAACATGGCAAGGGGGTAGTTACTGATGGCTGTTGATAAACTCGTAGACAGCAGCAAGTTAAACAACGCGCTTGCGGCTACGGCAGATGCGATACGCGCAAAGACCGGCGACAGTGCAGATATTGCGTTTGATTATTCGAACGAAACAGGCTTTGCCGATGCCGTTTCTGACATCGAGACCGGTGGTGGCGTCACCGTCTCCCCCCTCTCCGTCACCGCCAATGGCACCTACACCGCGCCGAGCGGCACGGCGTACAGCCCCGTGACGGTCAATGTCAGCGGGGGCGGGGGCACTACTCCCGCATCGCCCAAAGCGGTCAACTTCATCGACTACGACGGAACTATCCTGTACAGCTACTCCGAGTCTGATGCCCTTGCGCTGACAGACCTCCCCGCCAACCCTTCGCACAGCGGCTTGACTTCGCAGGGCTGGAACTGGACGTTGGCGCAGATCAAATCGCAACTCACTGCTATGCCGGGTACGCCGGTCTGGGTCGGGCAGATGTACATTACCGATGACGGCAAAACGCGCATCTATTGCCACTTTGAGACAGGGCGGCTTGCGCCATATCTCGGTCTGGGCGTCAATGGTACGGTGACGGTGGACTGGGGCGATGGTAGCAGCACGGACACGCTGACGGGAACAAGCCTGACGACTGCAAAGACGGTTCAGCATACCTACTCGGAGGCCGGTGATTACACTATTACGCTGACGGTGGAGAGTGGCAGTTTCGCGTTCTTCGGCATTTCCAATGCCGCGCATATCCTCAAAAAGAGCACCGCGACCACGTCAAATATCAGCCGTGTTTATGCAAATTCTGTGCAGCGTGTGGAGATGGGCGGAAATGTGGATATCGGCAGCTATGCGTTCAACTACTGTTCAAGTCTCACCTCAACCACGATACCAGATGGTGTGACGAGTATCGGCAATAGTGCGTTCAGTGGCTGTTCCAGTCTCGCCTCCATCACGATACCTGACAGCGTGACCAGTATAGGCAGTAGTGCGTTCAGTGGCTGCTACGGACTCGGTGAGATACATTTCTTGCAGTCCACCCCGCCAACTGTATCCGCTACCAACGCTTTCTCAAACCTCCAAAGCGACTGTAAAATCTACGTCCCCGCTGGTAGTCTGGCGGCGTACACCAGCGCAACAAACTATCCGAGCAGCAGCACCTACACCTATATTGAGGAGTGAAAGCCATGATACGCACAGAGATGAGAGATGACCGGGTATACACTTATAGTGATGCCGGCATGAAAATCCTGCAAGTTGAGACCGGCATCGTGTACGAGGACGCGCTGGATGTGCCCGAATCCGGCTACACTTACACCGAGACAGACATCCCCATCGAGGATGAACTGTCCGACAGCGAAGCACTCAGCATCATCATGGGGAGGGACGCAGATGAACCGGCAGACAGCGATTAAGTACAGACGGCGCATCGAACAGGCGGCAGTGTCGCTCCCTGACGAGGACGCGCTGGACGCGCCGGAGATGTACCCGCATTGGCGCGAATACATGACGCTGGTGGTCAATGACCGCATCTACTACCACGACAAGCTGTACCGCGTGGTACAGGCACACACCACACAGGCTGGATGGGAGCCTGACATCGCGCCTGCGCTGTTCACGAAGATTGCCAAGCCCGGCGAAATCCCCGACTGGAAACAGCCCACGGGGGCGCAGGACGCCTACATGACCGGCGACAAGGTGCGCTACGACGGCAAGGTGTGGGTCAGCACCGTGGATAGTAACGTCTGGCAGCCGGGCGTATATGGATGGGAGGAAGTGAGATAATGGCAGTCAAGATTGGTTCCGCACGCATCGACGAGCACGGGCACGCCAAGGGCGGCGCTGCTGGCGACCAGACCGGCAGGGAGGTCAGCACTCAAAGCTGGTATCTGCACTCCAAGGGCTGGCGGGTGTTCCGGGCGAAGAATCCCGCCGTCGCGGAGAAGATCGCGCAGGATATGCAGTACGCTTGTAACAACTCGCACATCGGCTACGACCAGAATCAGCGTGGGACGCTGTACACCGTGTCCAAGCCGCTGGGCTTCAACTGCTCCAAGGTCACGACCAAGTGCGAGACGGACTGCTCCGCGCTGGTGCGGGTGTGCTGCGCGTATGCTGGCGTTGACCTTCCAAACTTCCGCACCACCAACGAGGCGTCTGTCCTCTTGAAGTCTGGCGCGTTTACCGAGATGAAAGGCGAATACCAGAAGTCCGATAAGTACCTCAGACGCGGTGACATCCTCGTCACCAAGACGCAGGGACACACCGTGGTCGTGCTATCTAACGGCAGCAAGGCCGCAGAGGTCGCTCCCGCTCCCGTCGATGGCCTCCGCAGGGGTGACAGCGGCCCGGAGGTCAAGGCCATGCAGGAGGCGCTTGTCAAGGCTGGGTGGTCGTTCCCCAAGTACGGCTGTGACGGTGACTTCGGCGCGGAGACCGAGACCAACGTCAAGGGTTTCCAGCGCACCGAGGGCTTGCCCGTGACCGGCATCTATGACGCGGCGACCAAGACGGCACTCATGACCAAGATCGGCGCTGGCAAGGTGGAGATCACCGGCAATACCGTCAATGTGCGCACCGGCCCCGGCACGAATAACAACGTCATCGGCATCGCCAAGAAGGGCGAGAAATACGAGTACGGGCTGACCACAGACGGCTGGTATCAGATCGACTTCAAGGGCACTGTCGGCTGGGTGTCGGCAAAGTACGCGGAGGTGGTTTGATGCCGTGGGCCATCATCATTGTCGCAGTCCTGACGGTGTGGGTCATGGATCTATACTGACATACAGAGGAGGATTGACCTATGTGGGATAAGATCATCAAGGGCGCGTGCCTGGTAGCCGGGGCCATCGCCGGCCTCTATGGCGAGTGGACCGCCGCCCTGTCCATCCTGGCCATCATGATGGGCGTGGACTACATCACCGGCGTGCTGGTGGCCATCACCGGCAGATCTCCGAAGACCGACGGCGGTGGCCTGTCCAGCAAGATCGGCTTCATCGGCATCGCCAAGAAGGGCTTTATCATGCTGATCGTGCTGGTGGCCACGCAGCTCGACCGCGCCATCGGCAACACGGCTATGGTTTTCCAGACGGCCACCGTTTTTTACTACATCGCCAACGAGGGCCTGAGTATTCTGGAAAACGCCGACCTGATGGGTGTGCCCTTCCCGCACTTTATCAAGGAACGCCTGGAATCGATGCGAGAGAGCAAAGACAAGCCGCCCGACAGCGGTAATACTGCTAACACGTAACTCACATTTTGCGAGAATGACAGAGAAGAAAGCCTATAAATATGGGCTTTTTGAAAGTGCACCACTGCCCTGCTAAGGGAGTAGGGTGGGATAACTGCCGCGAGGGTTCAAATCCCTCCTTCTCCGCCAAAACCCCCGAAAACATTGAGTTTTCGGGGGTTTTCTTATGCCTGTTTAGGTTTTTTGGAGTGCTGCCAGAAACGGCAAAAAACGGGTCTACTGCTAACACTACAACTAACACTTTTTGATGGTGTTCGCGGCATCGTGGACGTCGGACTGGTCCGGGTGGGCGTATCGGTCCAGCATCCGTGAGGTCGACCACCGCATCATCCTTTGGATGGTCTGGGGCGCTATGCTCTCGGTGATGGCGAGGCGCGTCGCGGTGGTATGCCGGCAGCAATACGGCTCCAGGCGGCGGCACCCAGCAGCATCGAGAGCGGCATAGTAATCCTCATACCATCGCTTCTCGTTGCGAGGCCAGATGTACCCGGAGGGCTGCGCACCGGCGATGAGGTCCTGCACCAGCGGCAGCGCGTCTTCTGGGATCATCACCGGACTGGATCTGCGGACCTTCGTCTTCATGCCGACGCCGTGGATCTCGAGGAGATCCAGGTCGATGTGCTCCACCTTGAGCGCCTGGGCCTCGCCGGGCATCATGCCGGTGCAGATCATCAGCAGCGGGATGGCGGCCCTCATGTCGCCGGACTCATACAGCCGCCAGAGCTGCAGCTGCTCGGTGTCGCTGAAGGCCTCCCGCTCCCGCTCCTCCAGCTTCGGCATCACGATGTACGACGGCAAGTCCTTATTGCACCACCCGTCCGCACCGGCGAGCTCAAAAAGGCGCGTGAGCACGGTCTTACAGTCCCGGACGGTGTAATAGGTGGACGCCGCGGCGGTGACGGCCTCCCGGATCTCCGCCACCGTCAGCTGATCCACCGGGCGGTAATGCAGGGTGCCCAGCTTCTTCCACGCGCCGCCATAGGCCACCTGCTTCGACTTCGACAGCTTCGGCAGCTCGCCGCCGGCGTAGGTCTGCCAGTATTCCGCCAGCGTGGGCGCCTTCGCCCTCGGCCTGTCCTGTTTGAGGGCGGCGCAGTATTCGAGGGCGTCGCGCTTCGTCTTGAATCCGCCCTTCGTCCGCCGGATCGCCGCGGACCCTCCCCCATCCAGCGTCCGCCAGCCCACCGTGACCTGGGCATACCATGATCTCCCCCGCTTGAAGGCCGTCCCGGAGCCGTTCGGGCGCGTCCTGGGCTTTCTGGGCGCCGTGGCCTGCTTCGTCCCACACCACGGACAGAAGATCGCGCCCTCGGGGATCTCCTTCATACACTTCCTGCAATTCATCGTCTTATCCCCTTCAATGTATTAAAAGACGCCGAAGCGTCTTTTAGTGGAACTGCAAACCCGCTCCGAGGTACGGCTGAAATTCGATAGTCTCCGAGAGCTCAACATACTGCCCATCTTCAAGGGTCACATTATAACGCTCGTTTTGTTCCAATGATTCTGATGCAATTTCTGCAAAAATATCATCTTTCAGATCTCTGGACTTATACACTTGAAAATAGCTGAAGGAAGTAACGCCAGTCAGCGTCCACCGGCCTGCCGGGATGTCCACACCCACATCATAGTCGCCCCCAGGAACCTGCACGGATTGCCATCCGTCCGATGCCCATATGGCCTGATCCACCTGCTTTCGCAGCTCCACCAGCTCGTCGAACGTCATGCCAGACAGATCCACCTCGGCCAGGGCAACCGCGCCCACCAGCACCAACACCAACACCAATAGAGCAACCTTTTTCATAGAGATACCTCCCTTAATTAGAATCTGATCTTGATGATCTTCCCGTCACGCTCTATGCGTGGCGACGATCCTCCGTTTTCGCTGGATGATTCTCCAGCATCTCCAGCGCGGCACGCGCGATGACAGGTTCAGCCATGCGGAACGCATAGACAAGACGCACCTCTTCGGGCGAAAATGTGTCTATCCTTCGCGCGATTTCTTCTTCGCTGAACAGTATGGCATACGGCGGAACGTTGAACACGTCGGCCAGATAGTCGATCATGTCCAAATCCGGCTGCCGTTGGCCACCTTCCCACATCGCCACCGTAGATTGGCCGCAATGGAGGGCCGCCGCAAGATCGCCCTGAGACATACCGCGCGCCAGGCGCATTGTTTTGATACGCTCCCCTATGTCCTCTTTGCGTGACATCCTGTTTCCCTCCTTCGTGTGATAATTGTATCACGTTACGCGAAAACTTTCAATACCCCACAGCAAATTATATTAAGAAATAATGAATAATCACGTTTTGAGTTGACAGAATCACAGATCGTGATATAATAGACACATCACGAAACGTGATTGACACAGCGAGGAGGTGAACAAATGAACGCGGTAGAAATCGGGCGCAAGCTGAAGAGTTTGAGAGGGACGCGGACCATCCAAGAGGTGGCAGCGCAGACTGGGATTGCACCCTCCACGCTCGGGATGTACGAAATCGGCGAGCGATTGCCGCGAGACAACAACAAGATTGTCCTCGCGGACTACTACGGCACCACCGTGCAGGCGCTTTTTTTTGACAGCGAAATCACGAACTGTGATTAATCGCACAAGGGAGGGACACGACGTGACGCTGGACGACGTCAAGGCCATAGACCGCGAGTACCTGATCCCCCGCGAGGTCGCGGCGGTGCTGGGCACCAACGATCAGAGCATCCGGGTGTGGGCGCGGCAATGCCCGGAGGGGCTGGGGTTCCCCACCATCATCATCGGCAACCGCGTGAAGATACCGAAAAAGGCCTTCGTGGCCTACATGGAGGGACGAGTGAAATGACGAGGCAGGAGAGAGAGAACAAGCTGATCGAGCTCGCCAAGCAGATGCGCGAGATGGTGCTGGACATGGAGCCGGACGCTGAGATCGTGGGCGCGTACATCAAGGCCAGCGGCTACATCCGCATCGAGACGTATGACGGCCGCCTGGAGGTGACCGAGTTCGAGGATGGCAAGGTGCTGTACACCGCCGATTGGGATAAGATCATGCACCGGGACAGGAAGGAGACGAACCATGAATCTGTATGAGCTGACCACCGAGTATGAGGCGCTGCTGGCGGAGTACGATGCCGCCGAGGACGATAAGCGCCGGGCTGAGGTGCTGGGCATGATCGACGCCGTGCAGGACGACATCGGCGACAAGGGTGAGGCCTACGCCCGGGTGCTGCGCAATCTGACGGCCCAGCGGGACGCCTACAAGGCCGAAGCCCAGCGCCTGACCGCCAAGGCCAGAGCCGCCGAGGCGGCGCAGGAGCGGCTCAAGGCGCAGCTGCTCGGGGCCATGCAGCGGGTGGGCGCCACGAAGCTGCAGACGTCCATCGGCGCGTGGAGCGTGCGGACGAACCCGTGGAGCGTGGAGGTGCTGGATGTGGACGCGGTGCCCGCCGAGTACCATGTGCCCCAGCCGGACAAGATCGACAAGCGTGCTGTGCTGAAGCACTTCAATGAGACCGCCGAGATCCTGCCGGGCGTGATGATGAACCAGACCACCGGCATCCAGTTCAGGTGATCGCCATGAGACTGACAGGCCAGATCAAGACCGTGAAGGTGAAGCCCATCGTGGGCAATGTGCCGCCGAAGTATCGCAATCTTCCCAATGTGCTGATGGCGGCCATCAAGAACATCTACAACCACGCCTGGCCGGTGCAGCAGGTCGAGGCCGGACACTGGCACATGGAGACGTCCATCTGCTCCATCGACTACACGGTGCCGGCGAAGGACGGGCGCTGCTGCCTGATGCGGGCGTACCGGAAAGAGGAGGCCGACGCGGAGCCCTTCTGCGTGGCGCAATACATACTGGAGGAATGAGCATGGGCGTCTGGATGGTGATCGCCGTGGAGCTGATGTCCGGGTATCTGGGCTACCTGATCGGCGAGGAGCGCGGCATGGCGAAGATGGAGAACAAGAGAGGTTTCAAGAAGAACTGAGCCGGGGCCATCCCGGCCATGGGGCGGACGGATCATCAGGGAGGGTCAGCACCTCCACGCCCCACCAAATGCGCGGGCGAACGTTCACATTGCACGATTAACACATCATCATGGTCATGCCCGCGCAGACAGTAGAGCGGTATGGATAATATCTCGACAGCAGACCAGCAGGACCGACACGGGAGGGGGGACGCTATGACGTAGCAAGCCAAGAGGTTCCTGACCGATACTATATCACAGGGGGCGCGCTATTGCTGAGGATAAGGCCGCGCCCCCGCTCACAGGCAAAAAGAAGCCCTCCGGCGGACGAGACCGGAGGGTGACAGGAAGGGGATGCTATACGATGACTTTGCACCCAGGACCATTATACCACAGGCCGCCGGGGATTTCAACCCATCAATTTGAGGGCGAGCACCCGATGAAGCTGGCGGCCATCTCCACGGCCATGGACGACACCGGCGCGGCAGTCACCCATCGCCGCCACATTCGATACACCGATATAGACGCCCATGAGGAGGCGAGACGCCATGACCAATGACCCTGATTTCATGCAGATCTACAACAAGGCCCGGGCGGTGCCCGAGGAGGCCAAGAAGCCGATCACCGCGGGACGCCTCAAGGGCATGACGGACATCAACCCCATGTACCGCATCAAGCGACTGACGGAGATCTTCGGCCCCTGCGGCGTGGGCTGGTGGTACGAGATCACCGACAAGAGGATCATCGACGACCCCATCACCAACCAGCGCGCGGCGTTCGTGGACATCCTGCTCTTCTACATCGACCCCTTCTCCGGCGAGCCCTCCCAGGGCATCCCCGGCACCGGCGGCGCGGCGTTCGTGAGCCAGGAGCGAAACGGAGCATACCTCTCCGACGAGTGCTTCAAGATGGCGCTGACGGACGCCCTGAGCGTGGCCTGCAAGGCCATCGGCATCGCAGCGGACGTCTACTGGGAGAAGGACCGGACGAAGTACACCGGCGTGGAGGAGGCGCCCAGGAGTGCACCGAAGGCGGCCCCGCAGCTGGCCACCGAGGCCCAGAAGCAGGCGCTGCGCGACGTGATCAACCTGGAGCAGCTGGCGGCGTGTAACAAGATGTACGGCGAGGGCTGGCCCACCATGACCGCCGCCCAGTGCGCGGCCACGTACAACAAGGCCACGAAGGGAGCAGGCAATGGCAGCACTCGTTGAGCGCATTCGGGGGCGCATCGTGGGCTATGACGAGCGGCGCGGCGAGCTGCTGATCCGGGCGCCCTACGACGATTACGTTACCATGGACCGGCGGGAGTACAAAGAGGTGGACGTCATCCCCATCGACTCCCGGCCGCTGTCCGACCGTCAGCGCAAGTGCTGTTATGCCATGCTGCGGGACATCTCCGACTGGTCCGGGCATGAGCTGGACGATCTGAAGGACCACTTCAAGCTGGATTTCATCGCCCGGATGGAGGAGGACATGGAGCTGTTTTCCCTGTCCAACGCCCGCATGAGCGTGGTGGCGGCCTTCCAATCCTACCTCGCCCGGTTCATCGTCTCCAACGACGTGCCGACCCGGCTGCCCATGCTGGACTACGTGGACGACATCGACGACTATGTGTATCAGTGCGTGATCCATAAAAAGTGTCCGGTGTGCGGCAGGCGTGCGGAGCTCCATCATATCGACGCCGTGGGCATGGGGCGCGACCGGGAGGAGATCATCCATGAGGGGCTGGAGGTCATGTCCCTCTGCCGGGAGCACCATCAGGAGATCCACGTGCTGGGGCTGGCGGCATTTCTCAAGCGCTACCACCTCACCGGCGGCGTGATCGCCGACAGGACCATCTGCAAGATCTATGGACTCAAGACACAGAGAAAGGCGCGGAAGAAATGACACACAGCTTTGACGTGGAGATCGCCCGGAGGTACGGCGTCAACGCCGCCATCATCTTCCAGAACATCTACTACTGGTGCGAGCACAACCGCGCCAACGGAAAGCATGAGCATGACGGCCTGTTCTGGACGTATAACAGCCGTAAGGCCTTCGCCGAGCTGTTCCCCTACCTCAGCGAACGGCAGATCAAGACGGCGCTGGACAAGCTGGTGGAGGACGGTCTGATCGCCGTGGGGTGCTTCAACGACGACAACCGGGACAGAACCCTCTGGTATGCCGTGACAAAAGTGGGGTATTGCATTTTACAAAACCGCGATTTGCATATGGCGGAAATGTCAAATGCAAATGACGAAAATGTCAGACCATTACCAGATAATAAACCCCAGATAGAAAACCCAGATGTAAACGAGAGTGAGGCGCGCGCGCAGGAAAACCCGCCGACGATCAGAGAGGCGCAGATCTACGCCGACGGCATCGGCTACACCGGCTTCAACGCCGAGGGCTTCGTGGCCTACTACACAGCCCGGGGCTGGAAGGTGAACGGCTCCCCCATCGCCGACTGGCGGGCTATGGTGCGCGCCTGGCGGGCGCGGGATCAGCAATTCACCCAGGCGCGGGCTGCGCCCTCCCAGGACTATCAGCAGCGGGAATACCGCGATGAGGACTTCGGCGAGGATTTCTTTGTCGATCTGAGCAAGTACGGGGAGGGCACAGGATGATCGAGTGGATCAAGGCAAGCGACCGGCTGCCGCCGGTGGGTGTGCCGGTGCTGGTGCGCCACCGCTACCGGCTGGAGGAGTACGCGCCCTACGCCATCGGCGTGCGGCTGCACGTGACCGACGACGAGGACAGCCCGGTCTACTGGACGTGGACGGGGGTCAGGCTGCGGCCCGATGTGTACTACGTCAACAAAAAGCCCCGGACGTCGATGCTGGTGCACAGCCTGACCGCGGGCGACAACCAGATCACCCACTGGGCCGAGATCGACGAGCCGGTCCAAAGCAGTCGCGCTACTCCGCAAAGCGGAAGCGCGACCAGCCCGCGCAACGATCTGAAAGATCGGCGCGGCGCTGCCGCCGACCCGCTTCGCGTGGGCGGCGGTGCGTAAATGGGATGACACAGGAAGAGAGGACGAGACGATGAAAAAGGGATTGGTCATCAAGACATATGGCGACCCGGAGATCGCAGGCGCCATCGCGGCGGCGCTGGTGCCCGCGGAGACGGTGAGCCCGGCGAAGGAGCTGCATGAGTATCTCTACGGCGTGTGCGGGGGCCGGACGCCGGGCTATTACGCCGCCTGCATCAAGAGCGCCCGCCGGATGTACGGAGACAACCCGGAGACCACGCTGCCGGGGCGCGTCGTGTGGGGCGCGGTGGGGCTGATATGCCTGGCGGGCGCGGCCTGGGCGCGGGGCTTCGAGAAGCTGAACCGCTGGGTACTGGGGGTGTGAGCATGGGCCACAAGATGACGCGAAAGGACTGGGCGCGGCGGTTCAACGTCCCCTACTCGGTCATGGCCCAGGCCCTGCGGGGCATCCAGCCATTGCAGCGTATGCCGGGGTTTCTGTTCGACGAGCAGGAGGTCCGGGACGCGATGTATCGGTATTACGCGAAGAAGCGGGACAGCTACCAGGCCAAGGCCGCGAGCATGGACCGGCTGGCGCGGTTTTATGCGGAGTGCAAACTGAATCCATAAGCGAAAGGGAGGATAAACACATGGCAAAGTACAGAATCAAGGTCGAGGCGCTGGACCCCGCCGAGGAGCTGCGGGCGGAGTACCGCATGGGCATCGAGTGCGATGGGTTCTGCATCATTGCGGACAACGAGCGCGAACATAATATCAGCATCCAAGAAATGAGCACCGTTGACCTTGCTGAATGCTTTTCGAACGACGGGAATCTGATCGCCGCGGCGTGCATTGCGAAGGGCATGGCAGAGGCCCGACAGTTCGAGGAGAACATCAAGCGCCGGGATGCCATGTCGAAGCTGGCGAAAAGCCTGGGCCTGTCGGAGGACAATGACGATGAATGAATTTGAGATCTACCGGCAGGCCGTGGAGCACTTCGGCAGGTTGAACCAGGTGATCAAGGCCATGGAGGAGTGCGGCGAGCTGGTGCAGGCGCTTGCGCGCTGGGCCGAGGGCGAGCCGGTGATCGGCAACATCGCCGAGGAGATCGCCGACGTGGAGATCATGCTGGGGCAGGTCAAGGTGATCCTCGGCGAGCAGTACGGCGAGTATCTGGAGCTCAAGAAGGCCGAGAAGCTGGGACGGCTGGCGAAGCTGATCGCCGGCGAGAAGTACACCGAGGAGGAACAGGGATGAATCGTGTAATACTGACAGGGCATTTGGCCAACGACCCCGAGGCCCGCACCACCCAGAGCGGCATCAGCCAATCGACCTTCCGCCTGGCGGTGCAGCGGCGTTTCGCCAACGCCCAGGGCGTGCGGGAGGCGGACTTCCTGACCGTCGTCGCCTGGCGGAACACCGCCGATTTCTGCAACCGCTACCTGACCAAGGGCCGCCTGGTGGCCGTGGAGGGCAGCATACAGACCCGCAGCTATGACGCCCAGGACGGCTCAAAGCGCTACGTCACCGAGATCATCGCCGACAGCGTGGAGGGGCTGGGCAAGGCGCCCAGCGCCGATCCGGGGCCGACGCCGCCGGCGAATCCGGAGGAGTTCACAGAGGTGGACGACGACGATCTGCCGTTCTGATGGGAGGGAGACACTATGCGAAAGCCTGCGATTGGAGAGTATCGCAGCGCGGTGTACACCAACCGCCCGCCCTACGCCGACTATGACGCGCCGAGGAAGTTCCAGGCCATACAGTCCATCGTGGGAAAGCGGCTGCTGGAGCATCCGAACGCCATCTGCTCCTACTCCGGCGGCGCGGACAGCGACATCCTGATCGACGTGGTCGAGCGGGCACGGCACCTGTTCGAGCTGCCGCCGGTGCGATACGTGTTCTTCAACACCGGCCTCGAGATGAAGGCCACGAAGGACCATGTCAGGGCTACCGCCGAGAAGTACGGCGTGGAGATCGAGACGGTCCGGCCGAAGATCAACATCGTGCAGGCGTCCAAGAAGTACGGTATCCCATTCGTCTCGAAGATCATGTCCGCAGGGCTGTCAGAGTGGCAGAAGAAGGGCATCCCGCTGACCATCGCGGACGAATATGCCCAGGCCGAGGACAAGGCGGCGAAGCGGGCGGAGCTGAAGGCGCGCTATCCCAGATGTGAGAGCGTCATCAACTTCCTGTGCTGCTGCAACGCCGCCGGGGAGCCGAGGCCCAATATCCAGCTGGTGATCAACTCATCCAGGTATATGCTGGACTTCATCAAGGCGTTCCCGCCCACCTTCCCCATCAGCGCCAAATGCTGTGACTACTGCAAAAAGCAGGTCGCCCACAGGGTGCAGAAGGACTTTGAGATGATCATCACCGGCGAGCGCCGGGACGAGGGCGGGATGCGCTCGGTGCCGCGACAGGGCGAGGCCAACAGTGCCATGTGCTTCGCGGAGACCTCCAGCGGCCAGTACCGGCTCCGCCCGCTGTACTACGTCTCCGACAAGGACAAGGCGTGGTACAAGGAATACTACGGCATCCGCTACTCCGACGCCTATGAGGTCTACGGGCTGACCCGGACGGGCTGCTGTGGCTGCCCGATCTCCTACAAGGCCGTGGAGGATCTGGAGCTGATACGGCCCTATGAGCCCAACCTGGTCAGAGCCGCGTGGAACGTTTTCGGCAAGAGCTACAACTACCGGCAGGAGTACAACGAGTACAAGGCGCGGCGCGACTTCGAGGAGAGGATCACGGCAAACCGCATCGAGGGTCAGATCAGCATATGGGAGATGACTACATGACCAGGGAGATCACCGCCAAGGAAGTGCGGGCGCTGCCCATCGGCAGCAGGGTCACGGTGCACGGGCATGACCGCTATGGCTATCCAACGCACCTGCCCTGTGAGGTGGTGGGCAGGCGGGAAGGCAAGGGCGTGGAGCTGAGGTACAGCACCTTCAGCGGGTTCGAGCGGATGCCCATCAGGGCCCACGCCGGGAGGGTGTTCACGGTGGAGGTGAGCGAGGATGGATAAGCGGGAGAAGGTCATCAATGGACTGGAACATTGCATGGAAGGGCCAGTAGGTTGTCAGAAAAAATGTCCGTATAAGTGCGATTTCGGTTGCAGGTCAACGCTTGCCAGAGATGCCCTTGCCCTGCTGAAAGGTTCATTCACGCCACAAGAAGTCTACGACACCGTGATTGAACACGCACAGCATGATACGCGATTCAAGTTGGGTGATAAGATCGACTACTCGTTCTCGGATATAGTTGACATACTGAACATGGAATTGATGTGCAAGGCGGGTGATATGTGATGGCAGACCAGAAACAGATCATTACAGGGCTGCAAGAATCGGCGGCATACTTCCGTTCATCCTTTGACGCGATGTACGGGACGTTCGCGTGTGAGAAGTTTCGAAACTGGACGGACGCGATAGAACAAGCAATCGCCCTGCTGAAAGCGCAGGAGCCGGTAGAGCCTGTATTGGATATAGACACATGGAAATGCGGGAACTGTGGACACACGCTTGAGCATCAGCAGTTGCTTGGCGATAATGTTCTGCTCCATGAGCATTACAACTATTGCCCGGAGTGTGGAAGGGCGGTGAAGTGGGAATGACGCGCAAAGACATCTGCCCTTCCTGTGGCAAACAACTTCGATGGGAGCCGCCGACGTATGATAAACCTTCCAGATGGGTATGCAAGAGATGCCGTTATATTCGCCGGGATGGGGAACAGAAGAATTGGTGGAAGGGGTTGAAGTAATGGAACTGAAACCATGTCCATTTTGCGGCGGTGAAGCGTTTCTGAGAAAGTTGTACACAAACTACATTATTGATGCAAAACATAATGAAAACTGTCCGATGTCGATACTGCCTTTGCCGCATGATACACATTGGGTGACTCGTGAAGCTGCCCGTGCAGCATGGAATCTACGTCGATACTGCAAAACTGAAACCACAAAAATGGGGGACGAAATGAATGGATGACCTGATTTCAAGGGCATATGTACTCGCAGAGTATGACCGTCAGCACCAAGGGCCTCCGGGTGGTGCGCGGAAAATCATGGCAGAAGCGCCCGCTGTGGACGCTGTGCCGGTGGTTCACGGGCGGTGGGAAGAACATGAAGATTGCAACGGGGACAGTTATTACACGTGTTCTGCTTGTGGTTGTGATTGGATAACGATTGACGGCACACCAGAGTGGAACGGCATGAGATACTGCCCGGAGTGCGGAGCGAAGATGGACGGTGACGCCTGATGCCCGCGAAGATCAGGCGCCCGCTGACCTCGCTCAGGTGGCTCACCACCGAGGAGCTGGCGGCGCGCTGGGGCCTGAGCCCAAGGCACATCGCCCTGCTGGCTGCCCGGGGGCGCATCCCCGGCAAGAAGATCGGCGCCATGTGGATCATCCCGGCGGACGTACAGCGGCCGGCGCCGATGAAGAAAGGGAGGAGGCCGAGACATGACACAGTGTGACAAGGTGCTGCGGCACATGAAGGACTTCGGCAGCATCACGCCGGTGGAGGCGCTGAAGGAGTTCGGATGTATGCGCCTGGGGGAGCGCATCCACGACCTCAAGCGCATGGGCTACGACATCGGCATGGAGCTGGAGAGCGCCGTCAACCGGTACGGCGAAAAGACGAGATATGCGCGGTATACGCTGCGCGGATGAGGAGAGCGGCATGGCATCGACGCGACCGATCAGGCTGGACCAGTGGGGCATCAGCTGGGAGGAGTACAAGGAGCTCGCGTATTTCTGTCTCCAATACGAGCAGAAGAAGCGGGACGCCGACGCGCTGCTCACGATCCGGCTGTCCACGCCCACGCCGGAGACCTGGCACAGGGGCGGGAAGGAGTTCGGCGCGTTCATGCCCAGGGGCAGCGGCAAGACCTCTGACCCCGTGGCGGCCACCGCGGCGAGGCGGGATCGGCTGCTCAAGGACGTTCGGATGATCGAGCAGGCCGCCCAGGCGGCGGCCGGGGATCTGGCGGGCGTCATGATCCAGGCCGTCACCCGCAGGGGCGGCGTGCAGGCCGTATTCGCACGGGAGCGCCCGCCCTGCGGGGAGCGGCAGTTCTACGCCATGCGGCGGAAGTTTTTCTGGGTGCTCAGAGAGATGAAGAATGGAGAGTGGGAATGATGCGAGAATTGACAGAAAAAGAAGTTGACGCTGCTGTTAGATTTTTTCATGAAGTAATGGATCGCAAACCCGCGAAGTGCTGTGAGACCTGCCGGCATGACCTCGGCGGCGGGTACAATAATTGCAGGATCAATCTGGAGCATGAGTGCGCGTCCGGGGATTATGAGGCGTGGGAGCCGAAGGAGGAATAATTTGGACATTCTGAAGCTTGTGATGGCCGGAATCGTGTTCATGGTCATCGGTGCCCTGATCGTGACCGGGTGCGTGGTCGGGGTGTACTGGTTGGTGGGGCTGGTGATGTGAGCGTATGCAAGTTTTGCGGCGGTGCGTTCAATGGCCGCGGCGAGTGGTATGCCTGCCCTGAGTGCGGGAAGTATTGCATGGAGAAATGTCCCATTGCATCCAGCGGTGTGACGTGGCACCGGGAGCCGTGCGTGAGCTGCGCGCATAATCCGTATCATCAGCGGTATGTGTGGGATGGCGCGCGATGGGTTGAAAAAGGGTCAACACAATGCACTTGAAATGTGCTATACTTCTACCGTGGACCGCTGGGGATGACCCGGCGGTTTCTTCATGGGATCACTCCGTCAGGCTATAAGCCGGGCCGCATGGGTTCCCCATCACTTCCTTCCCCATGGGCGCCCGCCTGTCGTACCGAGCACCAGCCGGAGCAATGCTACCGAGCACCAGCCGGACGATCAAAGGCGGGCTATTCTTTCGGAGGTCAGCATGGCGCGGGATTTCGCCAAGGGGTTTTACAAGAGCAAGGCCTGGAAGGACTGCCGGGCGGCATACTTCAAGGCGGCGCGGGGGCTGTGCGAGCGGTGCCTGAGCAAAGGCGTGTACAAGCCCGGGGAGATCGTGCACCACGTGGAGCACATCAGCCCGGAGAACATCCACGACCCGAGGGTGCTGCTGGATTGGAACAACCTGCAGCTGGTGTGCAGGGATTGCCACGCCGAGCTGCACAGCAGCAAGGAGGGGCGAAGGTACCGGCTGGATGAGCTGGGCAGGGTGGTATTGTAGGCGGAGAGCCGGAGATGATGAGGGGCCATGTGGCCTGGGGCTGAAATGCGCTGAAAAATGTGAAAAGAGACCGGATTCGGTTCCACTGACCGCCCCCCTTCCGTGAAATCGCTCTCACCCCTCCCGGGTC